AGTCCTGCGGCGTCTTACCGTGTACTCCTCCATCCTAATATCGTTTCTGTTATTTGGGTCGCCGCCAGCTCTCAGCAAGTGATAAGGACCATCGCTGTTATCAAAGCTATCAAACCTTAATCCATAGCTAACAGCCCAGTATTGCGTTAGCGTCAAAAGGTTTATGCCTGTCATAAATGTAGTTGTTCCGTTGCCCTGTAGCCAATGCAGCGTGCCATCTGTGCGATATATGGGCCTAGCTGCTGACGTGGATTGCGTTGCGTGATTCCCATTCCCAGACTGATCAATCATCAATCCAACAGGATCACCGTCCGCAGTCACCGGCGTTGTACCCGCCGCATCTTGAAAGAGCGATTGCACGCCGTTGACAACTGGCCGAGGGATGTAGAATGCGCCCTGCTCGCCAGCGCTGAAGAGCGAGGTGATTAGGTTGCTTAGGCTGTCTAGTATCCCTATCCCTAGCACCTTGAATGGAAGGGAATATCTTTGTACACCTTTATATCTATGTCCCATGATTAGCTCCCTTTAGAAACGATAAGCTCAATAGAGGAAAGAGGGAAGTCGGGGCTAACCCTAACGTAAGCATTTCCTGAGCCGGGACGGACGAACAAAGTACCAGCCCGCAACCCGTGAAAGGGTGCAGAGGTTAGTGGTGGTGAATCCTGCATTGTAACTTCTCCGTACCCTAGGTGACTAAGCTCACAAATAAAAGCCTCTGAATCTTCCGCGAACTTAACCCAACCATCCGAAGGTACTACTGTGTATCTTTCTGTACTCATAAATTTCTCCTATAATTCTACTAAGCGAAAAAGCCCTGCCCAATTAAGGACAGGGCGACCTATCTAATCCGAAGAATTAGGCAGGAGTAATATCAGTAGTGCCATCACCACCAACAAGAATCCAAGAATCAGTGGGCTGGTCGCCCTCGGCTGCGTACAAGTTGTAAGCACCAGCGCCATCGGAGCCAATGAAGCAAGACCCTTCGCTCTTACCTGACAGGTAAGCTTGGTTAAGCATAGCTGTTGCATCACCTAGTTCGGATTCCAGTACAACGGTAATTGGAAAGGCTGAAGCCTTAGTATCAAAAGATTTGTTCTGAGTTAGATCACCTGTAATAGGCATAAGTATTCTCCTTCTGTTTAGTTCGGATTAAGAATCTGACACGACCTCCGCATTCCAGAAGGAACTTGAAGCCTTGGACACCCATTTCCTCAGTAGAGGAAAAGGAAAAGGGGCTAGAGCATCATCGACACCTAGTAGTCATAGGACTACTGGACTACCTAGGACGTCCTAGTATTCCTTATCTCCCTTATGGCTTCCCTCTATAGTCCGGGTTAATGCGATAAGTCGTGCAATTTCATTGAGTTACCAGCGTCTTTTAGGCTGGGTCTGTTGACGTGCAAATCTGTTCTTCTTGTTTCGGTTAGTACCACCTTCAACGCCTAGGTACTCTCTGCGTTTTCTAGGGTCTTGCATGATTTTCTGCATCTCCATTGCTTCACGATGTCTCTCTTTGTCAAGCTTGGAGCTGTAGTCATAATCAATTCCCTCTACCAGCATACGGCAGGCCGAGGCTAGAGCTTCTACTCTGTCATCGTGCTTGACGCAATTCCTAGCGTAGGTCATGTTGCTCATCTGAGAGAACAACTGGAAAGTCTTTCTTGTCTCGGCAGGATGGTGCCTTGTACTCTGTGCATCCTTGTCAATCAAGTCTCTGTTCACGATGATACGGTGCGAAGACATAAGAGGCTCTAGTGAATCAACGATCCTAGCTTCCTTCTGTCCTTTGCTGTAGTCATCTTCTACATTACAAGGATGTTCTCTTTCAAACAAAGGCTTCAGTACGCTCATGTGAGCACCGTGACCAAAGTTCTTCTCTATGTAAACCTCTTTAACGCCTGCTGATTTAGCTGCATACACCAGCTCCATCAGTGGTTCTTCCTCGTAACCACCGGCTATACCACCCATATCATACAGATACAGTAGGTTGCCAAGCTGAAATACGATAGCATAAGCGGTCTCATCCCCGTTAGCACCACCACCGGCAGGGTCAATGTACATCACCTTGCGCTCAAAGTTCTTCCATTCGTATGGTTTTGGGATGGGATTGTAGAACTTGTCAGTCTCACGGTTACCCGGCTTGTGCGGGGTCTGTACTCTATTCTCCGGGCTGTTGTTCCAAATGGGCTGCACTGGCCCCTCCTTATTCCCGAACGCTGTCACGATCAGATTAGAGGGCTTCAGCGGGAATCGCTCTTGATCCGATAGCCGAGTGTTCAGCATGAACTGCAACTGGAACTTAGACTTGCCTTGGGATACTTCCTTCTGAGATAGAGTCTCATCATCAAACATTTCTGGACAGGTAGGTGCTCCCGATCTTCCAAGTGGGCCATAGCCTGTTCGGAGGGAAGGTACATCTGTCATCTGTTCTACGATGCTAGGTGCTAAGAACTCACCATAGGCTTCCTGTTCTTTCTCACTAGGGTAACGCCCCGGCCAGATACGAACATCATACCCACGTCCCGGTAGATTGTTGTACATAGAGTCCATTGACTGAGGAGTTCCTAAGTAAAGTATGTCACCTGTTTGGTTGATGCTCTCGAACTCTTTTGCCTGCTCTTCTATCCACTCTCTACCTGCAACTGTTCTGCTGTTCTGCAATGATTCAATGTCATCGGGTATCAATAGGTCTGCACGAGCACCCTGAGCACCTGATGTTATACTGTAACATGACACTGAAGGTGATTTATCTCCTCCCTTGAAAACATGGTGTATGTCAAAGGCTTCGGAACTATCCCGATCCCCACTTGTTCTATCTGGTAGCATAACCTCTAGGAAGTCGATCTGCTTAAATATCTTAACTACCCACCCTGAGATCTCAGTAGCTCGCTTTGCGGTCTGAGAAAAGATTACTATCCTGAAGTGCGGCTTATGAAGTAGAGTAAAGGCAGCAAAGATACCAGCCAATGTAGTCTTAGCTTGTCCTCTCTGTGCCTGTACCATTCTGTACTTCTTGCCCATCAGCATATAAGATAGGATATCAGCCTGAGCTGGGTTAAGATCAGGGCTTCCGGGTATCAATTCATTAATGCAGATCTGAGCGAAAGAGAGAAGGCCATCTACAGTGTACGGAAATGTCTCCTGTAGGGCCTCCAAATCTTCCCACATCCTAAGCTTAGCTTCTAAGCTCAGCTTGCTCATCCTTGGCCTCTCTCCTTAGCTTCTTTCTTAAAGTCAAGAACCCTCTTTCCAGACCTTGCTTGAATCTCTTTAAGCCTAGCCTGCAAGGGACTCTCTGTATCTTGTGAGTCAGGTGCAGCGAATACTCCGTTATCAAGTACCCACTTGCCCATTGCTTGAAGAACACGGTGGTCTACTGCCATATCAACATCCATACCATCTTCGATGTTCTTTACAATAGCCTCTGCCTTCTTTGTGTAAAGGATGGTTACCAGTTTACTTAGGAAACCTACTTCACTTTCTGTCGTCCTTTGTCCCATTCTGTTTTCTCCTGTTTCTCTTGTGACTGCGCCTCCAATGGTAAGCTAAGTACGAGCCTTGTAGAACTGTGTACACTATTGTTGCTATGTACATCCAGTCCTCAAGGCCCAAACCAAATACACTTGCTGCACTTACCGTAATAGGAGGTGCCGCACGAAGAGCGCCATCCACAAATTGCGTTACTTCGTTTGACACATTACCTCCTGTTATAATTTAACCTGTAGCTCAACTTACGTAGGCGTAATCGCTTGCTGATATAGCGATTGGCCAGCCTAAGCGAAACCTGAGAACGTCCAGCATGGTGACTAGACGCGGGCTTATGTCGTCGGACCACTCTCGGAATTCTTCTGCGCTAAAGTGCTGTGCGTAAATCATAGTATTAGCTGAGTTTTACCCCTGCCCCTCCGTTCATTATGTTGCTGAGAATTTTAACGCTTATACATCCTCAGTGCTAACGTCAATCTCTTTTTTTAAGTTAGAGTATGCCTGTTCCCATAGTGGCATAGACACATCTGCCATAAAACCTATTTCATGCTCATACATATAAACGCTTGCCTTCATCAAAGGCTGCCTTACTTGCAAATCCACGAAATGTAGCTTTAGCGTGGACTCCATGATTAGAAGCATTCATATTATTAAGCCTAATATAAAGTTCTCGCTCTTCACCATGCTCAGTTGTAACTGTTGCTAAAATTGCCATAATATTATACCTCTATTGATCCGAAAAGTTTAAATACAGCAGTTGATCCTGCTACGCCCGAAGTTGTACAGACTCTGCCCACACTTGAGCCGGGAGTCATATTGTTAAAAATACCAAATCTCCATCTTGATAACTTCCACCGGGGAAGTGCATTATTAGCCCCGGCTGTAGTAATTTCCATTGCACCATACTCACTCCCTAAACCACCACTTCGCCTTGAAGTTATTCTTACGGCTTTCACAGCTATCGGAGCAGATGCCGTATATTGGTCTATACCCCCAATCTCTTCCTCCACTATTATTAACAGGAGAAATGTGCCCGTTATCTTCGGCTAAGACTAAAGAGCCTTGCTCTCCCGACCAGTCTCCCAATTCAATTTGACCAGTACCTGTTAAACGATCATACACATTAAGGTTATTACCTTTGCCGCTCGATGGGTATCCTAAAGCACTGGAATTCATAGAGGCATTAGATGAGTACTCTAAGTAAATTTCTGTATTGTATAAGCTTAAAGACCCATTAAAGAAAACGCCCTTTGGTACTGTTTTCTTATTTTGCATTGGTTAAAAGAAGCGCCCCTAATATTTTCAAAAAAGAAAGAGTTGTAAAAAACAACAGGGTACTCATCAGTTACTTCGTCGTCAAATACACAACTGGTAAACTGTGCTCTACCAGTAATTGTGCATCCCCCTTTAAAATAACAACTCTCAAAATACCCTTTTTCGGGATAATACAAAGTAGGGCTAGTAGTGCCAATGAAACTACAGCCAATAAACTTGTTTCCGTTATCTCCACCTGACGTAGAAAGTAGTGCAGCACCAGTATTTTCATGGAACGAGCATTTCATAAACACATTATTTGTGCAAACTCTACCACCTTCTGGCTCTATGTCTACTCCGGACCGTGGACTAGAAACAATTTGCCCTCTTGCAGTTTTAGAAAAAGAACAGCCTTGAAAAAGAATACCACTACCACCAGTCAGTGAGCATCCTTGCCTTCCGTTGTATTCGCAAGTTATGTTGTAGAATGAAATATTGTAATCTTCGTATCGGTTTGGGTTACTAACGGCAACAGCTATTCCATCTAATCCAGAGTGTGAAAACTCACAATTACTAGCTGAAAAGTTAGAACAAGTACCTGCTATAATTAAACCATATTCTATTATTTGATAACCTGTGTCACCAAACTCCCCACCAACTATATGGTTTTCTTCGTTACCATCCCATACAATATTTTCTACATAACAATTTGTTGAGTTAGTAAACTTTATAAAATTACCGCCGCCATTAGCGTAGTCACCGTTAGTTTGTATAGTAGGGGAAGCAACTCCTGTTATCGGGTCAAATGAACCAAAACGAGTGTTATCCATTAATGATACTCTCGC